GAAATAATGGCATATCTTATTGTTTTTCTGATTTTATATTTATTAATTCTTCACCAGCCATAGTTTGATAAAGCGTAGGATCTTTAATTGTTATACCAGCTAAAGCACATATTTTAAAAACTAAATCTGTTTCTTCTGATTGGTGTAATTCAAAATGTGTAGTATAAGTAGTGCCTGGGTTGTATAAAGGCTTTGATTGAACTATAGTATAACCCCATCTCACTGTTGATGGTCTAGCTATATAGTTGCAATAAACTTCTGAAGTTATAGTTTCAGGGTAAACCTGTATTCTTCGTTCTCTGTTTGTTTGATTATCCCCAGCTATTGAATACCTAACATATATGGGTCTTGTAAGTGTTGGTTCTGTTAAAGGTGAGCCTAGATATATATGATGTTCGTTTTGCTCAACGTTTTCTATTTCATAATATCTATTAAGTTTTTTGTAATATAACGCGCCCATACGATAATAATCAGGTAATATACCTACACCATTACCGCTGGTCATATTTACTTCAACTCTGTATTTTTCAAAGTGATCTATTTTTTCTTGTAAAATATCTACAGTGTCCGCGTATATTGTTTCATTTATGCTTGATATTCTATGATATTGATTTAAATCATAGAAATATTGCTCAAATATATCCATCTGAGCTTGATTAGCAAGTATATTAAACTCCTGTGGAGTTATATATCCTCTTTGCTCTTTATTAGCAATGGTTAATACTCTTTGATATACTGTATTTATATTGACCATATTTTTTTATTTTTATAGTAGTAGTCACCCGTATAGAGTGACTACCCTATAAAGTGATTAATTATTTTAATCTTTTTTCTAAATTTTTATAAACTTCCATACCTTCATCAGTTTTAAACCACACAGCTAAAGCTGAATAAGGATGTTCGTCCATAGGAACTTCAAATAGTTTTCTACCATTTGATGCCCACTTAAATGTTCTTTGGTCTTGTGTTAATTCAATTATTCTTGCCTCAACGCATTTAATACCAAAGTTTCTCAAAGGAACATTATCATCTTGAACTAAATCTAAAAACAATTTAGGTTGTCTTTGTGCCATTATGATAAGGTCTCTTTTTATTTCTTTAGTAGTCATTTTACTTACTTCACTACCAAGTTCAACTCTTAATATAGCTTCAGCCATATCTATATCCATTTCCTTAGCGTACTTCATTGAGTCTACTTGAAACTCTAAGTAATCTAATTCATTTTCAGCTATTTGAACTTTATTGTGTTCTTTAAATAACTTACCATTTAATGGGTGTAAATCTAAAAACCTTATTAAGTTTTGTTGTTTGCCGTCAACATGAAGTTTTCCACTTCTAAAAACAACGTGACCTAAAGTTGCTGGACCTATTTGCTCATCAACAAATGGTGACTTTTGGTTTGTAGCATATCTTAACTCTCTGTTGTACCCTTTTTCTTCATCAAACCACATTAAAGGGTTTTTTCTAGTATGTCTTGATGGTATTTTATTTACTATTGGTTGTTTTGTACCTATCAATTCATACAATTTATTTTTGTATTCCATAATATAATATAATTAAAAAGTTTAAAAAAATAAGGTATTGGGCGCCGAAGCGCCCTTACCTTAATAATTATTAGCAATTAGCTCTTAAATAATACGAAGTTGTTTGCTGCTTGAACGCATAAACATCTTTCAGATAAGAAGTTAACTACCATCTCATCAGCGTCAGAAGTATAGTTTCCACCAACAGATCCAGTGATCCATGATTTCATTTTTCTATCATCAGCTTCAGAAGCTCTATATCTAACGTGTAAGAACGGTCTAGAGATATTTTTACCCATAGACTGATCGTATACAGTAGATGTACCAGCTGGTACTAGAATTCCTTGAACGTCAGTTAAGTTTCCTCTAGTAGTTGAATCATTTAAGTATTTCCAGTCAGATTTGTAGAAGTCATAAGAACCTCTTCTGAAACCAGAGAAACCTAAATTAAGCGCCATGTCTTCAGCGTTGTTGAATACTCCATAAGAAGCACCACCAGCAACGTGTGCGTTAACACCTGCTAACATGTTATCAATTTCTAAAGAAGTTGCTCTATCTAAGAACATCATGTTCTCTTCAATAGCACCTTGCTTATCTAACTCTTGAAGAATAGTATCAAACTCAGCAAGACCAGCTCCAGCAGTGTAAAGATTTGTACCTGATACACCAGCTTGGTTTGTAGCAGCGTAAGCTCCAACAACGTCAAAGTCAGTTCCAGTAAATACTAAACCTCTAGATTCTACAGCAGCGAAAAGACCTTCAGTACCTTGAACTGCAGATATAGCAGATCCTGAAGCAACTTGTTCTGCTTCAATCATAGACATTTCTAAATAATCTTCAAAACGTAATCTAGCTTCGTGCTCAGATTTTAAGTACCATAAGTAACCAGAAGCTCCGTTTTCAGTAGTAACTTCAACCCAACCGATCTGTGCAGTGTCAGAACCATTAACTTGGTATCTGTCTCTTAAGATGATTGGTCTATTGCTAAACTGAGTAAAAGAAGCGTCAATAGAACCAGTGATTCCAGAAGATCCTTTTGGATATTCATTACCATATACAAATACTTTAATATCATCACCATCAGTAAACTGAGAGTTATCAGCTAGGTCGTTAGTTGAATAAGGTTGTGCAGTAATTTCATTACCACTTACAGCAGATACAAAACACTTTAACGTGTTTCCTAATCTAGCTGTTTCATTGTTAACAACGATAATAGTATCGTTAACCTGTACTAAGTGACCAGCTGGAAGAACTATTGTATTTGCAGCAGCATCTCCAGATGTAGCTCCAACTTGTACTGTGTTAGCTCCAGATTCTAGCGAGTCATAAGCGACGTGTAATCTTCCCTGCTCAGACCAAATAACTTGATCAGAAGCAAGAGGCATTTCAGCTCCTACCATTTTAAGGAAACCAGATACAGTTCTTTTTCCGTATCTTTCTACTTCCTTTTCATAAATTTCTGGTAAAAATTGTGCTGCGAATGTACCACCGCCAGATGCAGAATCAAAGCTCAAATAATTGTCACCCCACAACGTTTGAGTTGGACGAGGTGTCAAGTGTTGTAAATTTGCCAATGTACTTGGCGAACTTGAAAAAGGCATAATTTTTAATTTTTAATGTTTAACTTATTTTGTTTGTATTTCGATTAAACCGAACTTTAAAGTCGTTAGATGAATTACCAGAAACAGCTCTAACTTTCATGCCACCAGACTGAATAACATTTCCATGTGTTTGGTTAGGTGACATATCAACATTTTTAGCTTTAGCCATACTTTCTTTTATAGCATCAGCTTTACCTTGTTGATAAAAATGATTAGCAACTAAATCAGGATTCATAGCTGTAAATAAAGATTTATGATAACCTTTTGCATCTTCAACTTGTTGTGTTTTACTATCAGTAAATTTATTAACAAAGTTTGTTAAATCCATTTGGTTATTTTTAACCTTATCAGCTTCTCTAATGTTAAGTCTAAATCTTTTTTCTCCAACTCTATATTCAAAACCTTTGAATTCGTCGTTGAAAACTTCATTTGTTTTCTTTTGAAAAATTGATTTATTCTTCTCAATAGCCTTAGCGTCTTCATTGTATCGATTAAAGAAGTCTATAGCTTTTTGTTGTTCAGGTAATAACCTAGAACTTGCCTTGACTTCAGCATAGTATTTGGACTTTTGCCCGTCCAAGTGGCTTTTGGCATTCGCAACTTGCTCTTTTAATGCCAGTTTTTTTCTTTTAATATCTTTTGGGTCATCAACCTCTTCATCGTAAGAATAAAGATCTTCCATAACAAATAATCTTTCTTCGTCTGTTAAATGAGGTTTTGTTTGTTTAAAGTATTCGTTTAGTAACTCGTTGTCACCCATTTCTGAGTAATCTTGGTTTAATCTAACGTAATCATTTAAACTACCACCCGTTTCGTTCATGAACTCAACTACCTTTTGTATGTTTTCAGGAAGTGGTTCACCAGTTTCTCGAGCTTCAGCAACAGCTTCTTCAACTTCTTCTTGAAGCTCTTCAGTTTTTTCTTCTATTTCTATTTCAGTAATCTCTTCAACAATAGGTGTATCTTCTACCTCTGTTTCTTTTTCAAGAATAACTTCTTCTTTAACCTCTTTTACAGGTTCTTCTTCTTTAACCTCTTGTACGGGTTCTTCTTTTTGTTCTTCTTCTTTATTAGATAAATCTACTTTAGGTATGTCAGTTTTTTCTTCTTTACTTATTTTAGCCCACTTATCTAAGTCTACTTTAATAGTACCATCATCTTTAACCTCATTTGGATTTGAGGGTTCTTCAACCTTTTGTTCTTCAACAACAGGTTGTTCTTGTACTTGCTCAGCAATTTCTTCAACCGCTTCAGCTTTCTTTTTTTTAGCCATAATATAATATTATAAAATTAAACAAATTATCTCGGTTCAAAGGCATTCATGCCAAAACCGCCACCCATTATATCATTACCTGAAGATTCAAAGTTTTTAGGTGGTTTTTTATTATTTCTTTGATCTATTAATTCAGATTGTTGTGTCGCTTGGATTTTTGTTCTTTCATCTTTGCGATCTTCTTTTATTTTTTCTTTATTTTTAAGTATTTCAGTCTCCATTTGCTTTAACTTTAAGTTTAATTCAAACTCAAAATTCATAAGCTCTTTCTTAAGCATAGCTTCTTGCTGCATTTTCTGTAACTCTAATTGACTCTTACCTTGCTCTAACTGCATTTGACTTTGTGTTAATGCTTGATTTTTTTGAACTTCAGCTTGAGCTGCAACTTGCTGTGCTTGAGCATTAGCTTGCGCTTGTGCTTGTATGTTTTGCTGTTGGATCATTTGATCTTCTTCAGCTTTTTGTTTACGTTTTAGTTTTAATAACTGATTAGCAAGTTTGATATTTTTAATCTCTCTAATATCTATAGCGTCTTCAAGATTTATACCTTGTTGCTGCAATGCTTGCTGTATGTTATTTTCTAACATAGCTTTTTCTTCTTCATCAGGCATTAACTCAATAAATATACCAAAATCGTATAAATGTAAGTTAGACATTTCAGTTAATGTAGCAACATTATGTCTTCCTAGTTTTTGAATAAAAGCTTCTCTAGTTGGTGAATATTCTATTATATCAGATATTCTAAGAGATAAACACTCCGCTAACTCTGTTGTTAAGAATAAACCAGCTTGTAATATATGCCTTGTAGCTGTGTTGCTGTTAGCTGCCGCTAATTTTTGCACACCTACTAAAGTTTTTGCATCAGGCATACTACCATCACGCGCCTCGTTTAATCCGGTCACGTCTCTGATCATTTGTAAGTAGTAGTTGTATGTTTGTATTAAAGAAGCTAATTTAGATCCTCCTGATCCACTTTGTATTTCTTGAATAGGTACCTTGCCAGGATTCATATCACCGTCACTAGTAAATGATCTACCAATTATACTACCAGTTTGAAAGAACATATTTAATGCTTCTTGTGGATTATAATTAGTACCATTACCTAAATCTATCTCAGCTAAACCATCAGCATCTAAATATATACCATCTGGAACCATTCTAGACATCACCTGTTGAATTTTAAGGTGTGTTATTTGAATCATATCGGCAAACGTAGTAATTCTACTAACTAAGGACTCTATTTTACCTTTGTACATACGAGGAGCAACAATACTATAGTTCATTTTAACTTTAGTATAATCACTCTTAGGTCTCATCATATTTGGCGCAAGCTTCCACTTTAACATTTTTTTAGTTCCTAAAACCATAGCCCCTTCAAATAAAACTTCTATTTGTTTAGATAATTTACCAAAGTTAGCCTCCAGTAATTCTGTAGGTGGATTAAATTGATCATCTTTAACTATAATTTTACTAGCACCTGTTGATGTTGTTTTTGTTTTGTAAACCTGATTCATGTAGGTTTTATAGTTAAAATATAATATTTGAACTTGATTTTTATCTATATTCGTTGACTCAGACAGAGATCTATTATAAAAACCAGTAGTTTGGTGGCTTTGATTACTTAATTCTTTTAAATCTTCCTCAGTTAATTCAGGGAATTCTTTTATTATTTCATTTATAGGTAAAGTTTTTATTTCACCAAAATAATATATATCTTCAAAATACGGATCTTCAGTATATGAATAAACTATATTTGCAGGATCAACATACTCTACCTTTACACCTTGAGCTGTATTAAAACTATTTTTTACACAAGCTATACCTAAGACAGTTAAATCGTAGTTTAATTTCTTACGAATTAACTCATATCTATTACCGTCTAATAAAACATTTATAGCTTGTTCCTCTGCTATTTCTACAGCTTGCTTATAATTTAACTGCATATGTAGTTGAAGTTCGTCTTGATTTTGAGGTAATACGTCTAGTTGACTAGACATTAGGTTTACTCCAAAAGCTTCAGCAGCATATTCAGTTAACTCTTGAGATTTCATATCAGCTAATATGTTCTCCATGTATTTAGTTCTCTTATCTACACCAAAAGGATCTTGAGTATATGCTTTTATATCAAATGATCTTTCTGATATACCATTAACTACTATATCTACAAATTTAGGTATAATAGGTACTGGTTTCCAGTCTAAATTAAGGTAAGACAAATCACCATTTATTGATAACTCATCTTTATATTTTTGAATAGCTTGTTCTCCTCTCGCGTATAATCTAAGCTTGTGAAAGTTATTTTGGTTACTTGCAAACCTATTAGTGCCAGAGTCTCTTTTAAACCACTCGCTTTCTATAGCTTTACCTATTTTTAAACCGTAATCTAAAGATAACTTCTCTTTGTCAGGTACTACTTGACTAGGAAAATAATTGCTCATGTAAGACTCAGCCATATTATTGTTTTATTAATTTTGATTGATACCCTTTATTTTTGTATCTAGCTATTTTTAAGTTTAATTTTTCTTTTGTAACATTTTCTCTTGGTGAGTATAAATGTCTATTACAAGCCATTATTGCTAAACCACTACTAATTGTTGCATCGAACTTAGTTCTTCTTGTTATGTCAAAACCAGCCCAATCATTTAGTGTTTGGTTAAAAATCATATCACCATAACTACCGTCTTGTTTTAAACCTACGTGGTCTTGTATGTACATTTCAATAGCAGCAGCGTGTGCTTGTTTAATATCTTCACTTGAGTTAGGCATGCCACCTACTTCTCTTTCAGCAACTGATAGTTTATTCCAAACTTTATCAGGCCTGTTCATAGAGTATTTTCTATATCCTCTACGTTTTAAATAATATAGTAATCTAGGTTTATTGTTCTCTGCTAGTATTGGCATACCATAAAAAACCAATGCCATTAAAACATCTTCAAAAAACATTTCAGCAGTTGCAGGTCTAGCTATGTATTCTAAAAAGAAACTGTTAGCAGGAGCGTCTTCCATACTAAACTTTGTAAGACCATGTAAAGCACCTTTAGATCCTTTACCATCTACTGTTCCTGAAATGTCATAAGAGTCACATCCAAATGCTCCCATATGCTCATTACCAGGGTATTTAAATCCATTTTTTACTATTTGCTTGTTTTGTAAATGAACAGGTGGAACCCAAGATATATTAAATCTACCTTGTTGATTAGGTAAAAACCTAACAGTTGTATCCTTTATACCACCAGCCCACTGAAAATTACCAGTAGTGTAACCGCTAGATTCTTCATTTACATCTATTTGTTCGTATATTTTTACTAAATTAAATATACTGTTTTTAGTTTCATCTCTGAAAGCATGTTCTTCAGTTCTTGGAAACTGTCTATAAAATTCATTTAAAGCATCTTGGTCATTACGTAAACCATCTGCTTCATTTTGCCAATGGTCAATAACGCCTGTGTCTATATAATCCCCATACGGGCCTTTAACCTCTCGCTCCGGTGTTTTGAATACAGGTAATCCATGAGAATCAATGAATCCCTCGTAGTTCCATTCCATAGGTATGAACAAACTATATAATCCCGAACTAGTCTGTCCGTTGCGGTTTCTTTTGGTAACATCTGAGTTTTCATATAGTTTTTTAAAATTATCACCACCTTTATCTAAAGCGTTTGATGTTGATCCCATCATACACTTACCAATAATCCTAGAACCTAATCTAAGCGTGGTTTTCGTAACACGCCAGTTGTTGAGGATGTTGTTCGGCCTTTCCCACTTGCCCGATTCATCATGTACGAGGAGTTTGAGCTTCTCTCCATCGTAGGAGTTGTCACCCGTGTTCTTCCAGTCGATTGTGGTGTCCAGCCCCTCGAGCTCCTGTACGGCTTCGTTGTTGGTAAGCTTTCTTCTGGTGAGCTTACTGGCTGGGACTCTAAAAGCAAGTTCGGTCTTTGGGCGGTCCATACCGTCCTGTATCGGTTTGAAAAAGAAGGGGTAATTAACCGATATGGGTACCACCTTATCTGTGAACATCTTCTTAGCATCAGGACCGGACTTTGATAATATACCATACCTACTGTCGCTTGATATGGTTGCCAGGTTAACCACCTCTCCTGACGCCATAAATGAAAATCCAGAACGTCTGTTCTTAAGGTAGCACATCCCATAGGATCGTATATCTGCTTTGCAAGCCTCCCAGAAAATAAAGAATAATCTATTTGCTTCCCGAAAGTCTGGTGCCCAGACATCAATTTTACTCCACTGCAAGTACATGTAATGAGTACCAGTAATATAAGTAGGAACGTCTTTGTTATAAAACCAATAACCTTCTTCTCTACGAGTAAATTCATTATCGATGTAATCATACCATTTTTCTTTAAAGTCTTCAGGATATTCTTTCCAATCAAAAACTGTTTTTATTTTAGATAATACTTTAGGATATTCTTGTCTTTTCCATCTATTACCCTCTAGTTTTGCAACTTCTTTAGGAATTTTAGGCAGAGCTATATTTAAATTCTGTATGCTATACACCTC